ATAGAGGGAGGTCTTTTTTCACTTACAACTAAAACGCAAAGCGTTACGCTCTCAAAAAGCAGAAGGAACTTTTCAAAATCGCTATTTACGCTCTCACCAGTCTCAAAGTTACTCAAAAACCCCCCTCTATCAAATTAGACTTCAAATTAAATTAAATTATATACAAAATAGATTACAAAATATTATACAAGGTTATACAAATTATACTATATATTTATTTAGAGTTCAACGCTTTCAAATCGCAATACTCCTTATGGATATTTTCATTCTCGCTTAACCAATCGTCATCATTCAAGTTAGCAATGCTCCTGACAGACCCAGTTTTCAAACTATACGCCTTAAAGTCCTCCCAAGCGTTTCCAAGTTTCTCAAGACCCCTGTCGTTACACCACTCCCTATTAGCGTCTTGTAACTTCTCATACTTTGTCTTTTGATAACCAGTTGAATTAGGAATGTATCTAATGAAGTTTGTTCCGTTATACATTACATACAAGGTGACTTTGTCTTGAGTTCCTTTTCTATTCGCTGATGCTTTCAATATCATTCCATTAGGCAATCTCTTTCTTGTTTCTTCTCGGTCAATTGCCCTTCTCGTTCCCTTGAGTTCCTTACCTTTCGCATTAACCTTTTTCTCAACAACGGCAACCGCTCCACCTCCTCCAGTCTTTACGGCAACTGGTTTAGGGGCAACTGGTTTAGAGGCAGTCCATTCCTCAACTTGTTCCTCAACGAATTCCTTATGCCATTCCATTAAGTAACCCATAACATCATCGGTCTCCATATCCAAACCAGCAAGTTCCTCATAGTCGTTGATATGACCTTCCATTTCGCTTGTAAGTCTTGCCATAGTGTTTTCATATTCCTTCAACATTCCTTTACACTTGTCAATAAATATCAACTTGTTTTCTTTAAGTTTAAATACGAGTTCTTCTGCTCTGTCATTAGCAACTCTCTTAAGTTCTCTTGCTTTCTTTTTCTCAAGCATTATTTTTATTTGAGCGTCCAACTGCTCGTCAGTCTCCTCATCGTCCTCCTCAACGGATTTCTTTGTCTCCGTCTCAACGGAATTGTCATCATTGTCATATGCCTCTGCCTCAAGTTCAACTTTCTTCAATGCCATAGCGATTGCTTCTACTTGAGTGATAGGTTTGTCGTCCTCAATGACAAGGTTTAACTTCTTTGCGTTCTTTGAATTCATCTTATTATTTTCAGTTTTGCTTTCAGCGGTATTCATCTATAACTTTATGCCTTTCTTTTCTCTGCGCCGTCTCAAATCAATTTTTTTTTCAATTCAACCTATTTAAATTAGAGCAAAAATAGATTTCCTCCAAAACCCAAAACAGAGCAAAAATGAAAAATTAAATTTGCCCTAATTTGAAACAGAGCATTTGAAAAAAAAATTGAATTGAAACAAAACGAAGAATGGAAAGCAAAATAGATAGAAATGAGCGCCCTTGAGTTAAACGAAATGAATATTACCATTGCCGAAATCGTAACTGGAAATCAACCAGTTTGCGTAGATGCCAATGAATTACTGCCTGTTACAATTGCTAACATTCTTGATGCTGATTTTGAAAATGATGATGAGGCAGAATTTATACAAGGTGTCTTAATGATTGAGAAGATGATTGAGGATATTATCTTGAGCGACAATCCTGAAGACTTCTTAATGCCTGATGCTGATGACTTACCGCCTGCCTTGAGGTTACTTGAGTATATTGATGAAATAAAGCAATTTAGATTTGCTGGAAGAACTTTAGACCGAATGGATAGACGCTTACGAGGACAGAATGTCGTTGTTGAGGAAAAACTTACCCAGTTACAAAAGAGCGAACACCCATTATACAAAGACTGGTGTTGCCCTGACTGCCTGTTTTATTACAGAGGAGCAAGAGCGTTGAGACATCATAGAGAAAGAGAAATTTGCGGTCAAAGAAATACTGGACTGGTTCTTAAGGGAACTAAAAATAAAGTAGTCACTCCTAAATTTTACCATACCGCTCATCAAATGAATACATTGATTTCAAGAGCAAATGATTATAAAAAGAATATTGAACCTGAACTTGACACTGATGCGTATGTTGAGGATACCGATGAGGAAACCCCTGTCGTAAATAAAGACCTGACTTGGTGCGAGGGGTGCGAAATAGAGATGGATAAGAAATTTGCTTACTACGACGATGAGTTGAAATGCTACTTCTGTAGTTATCAATGTTCTAAAAATGGAAATGTCCTTATTGAAAGTGGGGACGATGATGATTATGAAGAGGACGAAGAAAATACTACCAAGCGTAGTATTAAAATAACATACTCTAACGGAAAAGTAGAATGGCAAAACGACGAAGACGGAAACATAGAATGGGACGGCGAAGATAGAGATGTTTATAAATTATTAGACGATGCTATTAAATGGGGTAAAACTCAAGATGGTCTTGAGAGTATATGTTTGATAGAATTTTCAAGCGATGGTAGTAGTAGAGCAATTACTAAAACAACATATGAAGAAACAGAGGAAGAGATTAGCGATGAGGAAATAGAATGCGTAGCAGTTGCTTACGCCGAAGCAAAGAGCGATGAGAACAAAGGAAAATAAATATAAACCTGTATATAACTTTTAAATTTAATTAATCAAAAATTAGAGGGGGATACTCCCCTTTTTTTTTACTATACCATATTTAAATTTGCCCTAATTTAGATAGGTGACTTTGAAAAAAAAATTGAAATGATTTGTTCGCAGAGGAGGAAAGCATAAAACAAAGAACAACACCGCAACAAGCAATATTGAAACTAAAATGAACGCCGACGAACTCAAGACACTTACTAAAATGTATATCAAAGATGTTGGGTTATATTACCCAGAAAAAATTGTAGAAATGAAAGCAGAAAAAAAGAGAATTGGAGTAAGAAAATTTAAGATGGACGAATACTTGCCCTTCATTGAATGGTATAGAAATAGTTATACGATTGAAGCGGTAATGGTAAATCAAAGAGGTTCGGTTTATAGGAACGAACATTATCAACTTTCAATGGAAGAAGCATTGAAATATAAGGACTTAATTATCACTACTGGAGCATTCCCTAATTCAACTTTTAAACAAGTTGATATCCATAAAGTTCTTGAAGTAACCATTTCGCAAAAAAACTTCATTACCGAAGAAAGCACTATTATTGAGAAAACTATTATTGACCCAACCCCATATACTTTATGGAAACCTTATAACCCTGTATAAACCTTGTATATATATTTTAAATTTAATTAACTAAAGATTAGAGGGGGATACTCCCCTTTTTTTTTACTAACTTTTGCTATACTTTTACTAAAAGTATATTTGCCCTAAATTTACTTTTAAATTTGCCCTAATTTGAAACAGAGCATTTGAAAAAAAAATTGATTTGAAAAGTTTGGAATGATGGAAAGCAAAATAATAAGAAGATGAGCGCTAAACTTTATAGTAGAGGAGGACAAAAGAGAACTATTACCTTGCCTTGCGGTCAAAATATCGTAGGACACCCAGTGGAAACTAATAAAAAGGTTAAAATCCATAGACGACATTGTAAAGAATGTTTATCGTTGAGTTGTATGAAAGAATACACCGCTCAAATACCAGAATTTAACAAGACCGCTGGAATGATGAATGGTTGGAACGGCATATGTAAGAACGGAGCAAAACCGAATGAGATGATGACTACATCTTGCTACGATGGACTTATTGAAGAGATGATTGTTAAAGCGAACAATATAACAGACGCTACTAAAATGGCAAAAATGCTAATTGGTGACCGAGATGCTCCCCAGCATATTTTCAATAAAGATATGAGGGAGAAGCATTTAATAATTGAGGAACTATTGAATTACTACAAAGATTGCGTTGAGGCAAATATTGAACTACGATGCTGGAAGAACTATACAAAGGAGGACTTACAGCAGATGCCGTTGAGAAAGTTACAAATAATAGAAGAAATAATACATCAAGAAATAGAGAACCTTGTAAAAGATGAATATGCCGATGATGAGGATTTTGCCGAGTTTTTAGAGAAGAGTAAAGAAAAGAATATAATTATTCATATTGATATTTAAAGATAATGTAATATTTAGTATATGGTTTATATAGTTGAGAATTTAGATTTGATTTGTATAGTTTTGTTTGTATATTTAATTAACAAGAAGTAGTATTTTTTTTATATATACGATATTCTAATTAGAGCATAATGAGTTATATTTAGCAATAAATTATAATATAAAATATATAATATGGTTGATAATAAAACTCATTTTTTTAATACGATGGTTTCATATAAATCAAGATTTGATATAAATGAAATGAATGACTATACATTTTTTTTATTGATAGGGTCAATGCTAAATTTCGTAGATTACGGAGACGGAGGCGTTTTAACTGCTGATTGTATTAAATCCCTTGAAACAGATATCAATCCCTATATATTACAGATACAAAAAGGAAATCCTAAATTATCGCAAAATGATTTAGTTAAGTTTTGCCTAAATATAGTAAATAGTTACGGCGTATGTTTATTATTCAATGACTTATACCTTTCATATTTGGAAGACCCAGTGTTTTTTTATGACTTCTATGAGTTTCCTGATACTATCAAAAAGGACTTTACAAAGTTAAGTCAAAGATGTAGCGAAGTTACACCTATTCTAAAGTCAATAATAGATTTATATACACCATTATTGGACGGCAGATATAAAACAAAATTTCTAAATAAGAAGAACAAGGGATTTATTAAACCTACATCTCTAAAGCATTGTTTAGATTTTCAATAACCTCCTTTATACCTTCATTAGAAAAATATGAAATCTTAATGTTATCATACTTTTCACTACTAAAATCACTTGCTTCATCTGTTTCTCGCATAGCGCCTTCAAGTATATCAAAATGGTCGTCTGGTTGTATTTTCTTTATCTCTTTTTTAAGGGCATTAAAATCTTTCATTAATGATTTTCTTTCTACTTGTTTTGGTTTATTTTTACCAGCGCCGTTAATTATAACATCTCCGCTCTTATAAGCATCTTTACATTTGCTATCTTTCAAAGCATCTTTATACGGAATATTATGTTTAATTGAGTATTGTTTAACAAAAGTAATCCACTTGTTAGGCATCTTCTTATTATTACTAAACATATTATTTACTCCTTTTCCTTCTAATTCTGCTAAAAAAGCATCTGGGTCAAAGTCATCTAATGATGAAGGTTTTGCTACTGCTTTTGCTTTCTTTTTTTTAGGCGCAACTTCTATTTCAAAATACTCTGGTTCATCTGGTTCTACGAAATATTGTTTTTCATCATCTCCCTCTACTTGTAATACCTTTTTAGGTTTAGGAGGTCTCCCTCGCTTTGCTTTAGGTTTTGGTATAACTTCTTCCTCGTCACTATCTTCTTCAATTATTAGTTTCTTTTTACTACTACTTGCTTTCGCCGATACTTTAGATGATGCTTTACTTGACTTACCTTGTCGCTTACAATTTTTAGGTAACATACAAGGTCTGCCTCTTTCTTTAATTTCATATGGGTCATTTGGAATATCATTTATATCTTCTTCTTCATTTTCTTTAACGGCGTCATAATACGCTTTAATCTTTGCTCTATCGCTGGGGGAAAAATCATTATAAGTAGGTTGCTCTTCACTTTCAACTATCTCTGCTCTTGGTTTTCCTATTGGTTTTTGGTTGATTTCAACAGCAGTTCCTAATGCCTTTCTTGACGCAAGGTGTCTTATTTTAGTTATAGGAACAACTAATCTGTATCTATATGGAGGCGGATTTCCCTTAATATCTGGATTACGCTTATACATATAAGTAGGTAAATCTATCTTAACACTCTTAAACTCTGGTAAAGAAACAATACCTTCTTCTTCAAATAGGTCGGTTTCTATACTTCCTCCACTTTTCATACCTTCTACTTTATCCATTAACTTATTATGAAGTTTAACTATATCCTCATCTGTAGCATCTTTAGGTGCTGATATAAAATAAACAAGGGAATATCTGTTACCACTAATGGTTTTATTAAAATGTTCTGTTAATGCTCCATTAAATATAACTGGGTGTAGTTTAGTTTGATATTCTTTATCGCCAATGACTAATTCACCTCCAGTAAAGTCTCCAAAAGATATAGAAAGAGATAATCCAATGTTATTGCCGTCAATATGTTTTTTAGTTTGATAATTATGATTTACTTGTATAGCAGTCCAAGCAATATATGATGGCACTATTTTTTTACCCAAGAGTGCTAATGCTCTCCATAGTTCGCTAAATTTTGAGTTATTAGAATATTCACCAAATCCTCTTTGTCTTCTATTTCCGTAACCGAATACTTGACTTCTACCTTCTCCACTATTGACCCTATTTTTATTATTTCTAATAGTAGTTTTGCTTATAATAGGTAACACTTCATCGTTAATATAGTCCTTTTCACCTTTAGTTAGTTTCTTTCTTAAAACTCCAGTTGTTTCCCTATCAATTATTCCACCTCCCTCTAATACTTTTGAGATTTGTCCTAAACTTTCTTTAATCTTTTCTAACTTGCTTTTACTTGATTTATTATCTGCTCTCGCTTTTTTAATATTAGCGTCATTTTTAATTGCTATTTCCAATTCCTTATCTTTCTTTGAATTTAATAAAGCAACTTGCTTTTTAGCATTTTCTAAAGTTGTTCCGTATGAATGGATTGCTTTAGTTTCCTTATTATAAACTCTATACAAGTTCTGTTTCGGCAATTTTCTTATCGCATATGGCATTTATACTATATACTTTTATAAAAAGTATAGCAAAAATACTTCTTATAAAATTATATTACCGCCAAAGTATTTCTCTTGCTAAATTATTAGCAGAATATTTATCATCTTTCCAGTCTCCCTTCATATTAGCAGTCCTTTTTAGGTAACTATTTTGTCTAATAGGGTCTTGATGCTTTGTAAAGTCTTCGTAATTAAGCGCCCCAAAATGTATAAACTTATCAGTATTAGGATTAAAAACCATATATTTTTTGCCTTTTTTGTTAGATATTTTAAATATGACATTTTTACCAAGATATTTAATGGCGTTTTTTTTAGCAATGGTAGGGTTAGAAAATTGTTTTATACCGCTTCCATATTCAGTATCAGCAGAAACTCTATTGAGAATATCTGGAGAATGTTCTGTTAAAGGATTGTAACTCTCTGCTTTAATTTCAGTAGTAGGAGTTTTAGTTGCTATACTTACAATATCTCTATCACTTCTAATATCAGTTTGATTACCAGAGTGTCTTTTAATTAGAGGGTGAGTTGCTTTATTTAAAGTTATAATTTCTTTAGATTTACTACCTAACAATTCTGCTTGTAACCCACCTTGACTATGACCTATTGTCGTAACATTTTTAGCGCCATATTTCTTCTCCGCTTTTTTCTGGACTGCTTCTGCTTCTTTATATCTATCGGTTTTTTTATACAAGTATTCACCTCCTAAAGCAAAGGCAAGATTATTACCCCAATCGGTAATACCTTCCGTTCCTCTATGAGCGACAACTGCTCTATCACCTTTGCTATAAACTTTAGAGGTTTTAGTAGATAATTGCTTATCTATAGTCCAGTCACCTACTTTTGCCCTTCCATCATATGAAGCATCTAATAAACCTTTTAGTTCATCTCGTCCTAATTTACCTCCACTCTTAACCAGATGAGACTTATCTATGTTTGCTGACTTACCACCCATTACAGCAGAGTATATTCTTGCTATCGCCCATTGTTCCGCTGATTTTACTTGAGGTCTTACGCTTTGAGGATTAGTATGATATGCTCCAACTCCCTTATCATATATGGTCTTTAACCCATCAAGGTCGTATCCAGTTATTTCTGCTATTTCTTCTATTGAGTGACTTTCATCTTTATCAAAACCATATTTTTCGTTAAACTTGTTTTTATAAGTTGATATACCTTCGCCTTCTTTTTCTTCTAATCCTTCTAATGTTTTTATAAAAATATTATTGTCAAAGAAACTACTTGAAATTACCAACTGGACTTTTAAAGGGTCTTTCCATTTATCTTTAATCATCTCTTCTTTTTTAGGTTTTTTAGTAGTATAAATAGCGCCATAGTGCCAATTAGGTCTTCCACTTCTATTAGTTTCTATATATTCATATTCATCGTCAATTCCTAATGTAGTATTCATTTCTAACCATTTCTTAAGGTCGTATTTACGCTTTACCTCTGGAATATCTGCTTGAGTTTTATATAACAATAATTTAACCAACTCTACTTTCAATATATGTTTCGCTTGACTTAAAAACTTATCACCACTTGCGCTTTCGTTAGGAGTAGGACTTCTTATTTGAAATGTTTTTGTATCTTTAGGGTCTGGATTATACCATATTCTTTGATTAGGATAATATAAAGCAGTTCTATTTTCAACATCAATTAGTTTCAAGTTTATTCTACCAGTTCCACCTTCTCTTAAAATAGGTTTAATTATTTCTCTATCAAATTGCTCTCTATAATCTTTTAACATTTCATCATCATATGATTTTTTATACTTTTCTAATAATGATTTGCCATATTCAGTATATTTAATTTGAGGTGTAAATTTTGCTGAACCAAGACGACCAATGTATTCAAGTGTATCTTTGTCATACAAAGTTGCTCCTTGCTTTCCACCATATTCACTTCCTATATATGCTTTATCTTTAAAATATTTCAAGTCATTATAATCTTTTAACGGAGACCACTTACCCCAACCACTCTCATCTGTTCCAAATTCATTATTTGAACTATTCCTAATTATATAATCATCAAGTTTTCTTATATATGTATTATTTTTACTTCCTTTAATATACAATTTAGTAGAAGCATCATCTATAGTAAAATTTTTATTCAGCGGTGGTATTGATAATTCTTCTTCTATTTGCTCTTTAGATTTTTTAGTATTATCAATTATACTTTGTAATCTTTTTTCCTCTATTCTTTTTGCTATTATTGCGTCTTCTTCTGCTTGTTTTCTCATAGTTTCTTCTACATTTTTTCTTAAAACTTCAGCAGCGTCTTCTTCTACTCTTTTTTTATATTCCTTTTGCTCTCTTAATGTTACTGCTAAACCTTCTAAATCTGTCTTTAATTTAGTGGCAATATCTCTATTATACTTGTTATCAACTGCTTTAAATGTTTCAAATGCTTCCTTATATGATTTTGCCATTTCTTTATATTTTTCAATATTTTCTTCATATGTTAGAGGTATTTTCGCTTTCGCTTCCGCTACTTGTTTCTTTAAAGGTTTCTTTCTTATTTTACCAGTAGCAGTTAAACCATACGGAGTATCTTCTGTAGGAGGAAATGCCTTCATTGTAGTAACAAGTTTATCAAGAATAGGTTTTTTTTCTGCTTTCTCAATATCTAAATCTAATAATTCTTTAAATGAAAGTTTCTTACTCTTTTTACTCATCTATAATATACATATACAAAGTAATATAATTCCGCCTACTAATAAACACCCTAAAATAAAACCAATAACTTTTCCTTGACTATTTACTTGTTCTTCTATCTCCCTATTCGGTTTTAATAATTCTTCATATAAAGATTTATGAAAATCCTCTGGTTGTAATGATTTAATCATCTTCTTTATTTAACTTACTATTATTTTCTAAATCTTTTAACTGGTGTAATTCTAATCCAAAATCTACTTTTGAAGAAGTAGGTGACGGCATATATTTCATACTCTCATCTATAGGTGCTAATGCGTCCTTAATACGCTTTGATTTTGTAAGATTAGCGTTTTCTACTAATTTAATATATTCATTATAAGTATCGTCTAAAAATAATATTCCCTTTTCTACTCTATGCTCTACCTTTAGGTTCAATACTTTATAAATAGAATACGCTAATAGTAAGAAGTTTCTTGATGCTAATAGTTCTTGTTCCATATTCTTTTGAATACCCAAATAGAGTTCAATTGACGCTAAAATAGCGCTAACTAAACTCAATAAGCAAGTTAATAATGAAATATCTTTTTGCGCCATATAAGCAGTCAATCCAACGGAAGCAATACTTGTAATGCTTGACAAAACAATAAGAGGCAATTTGAAATACTTAAGATGCCCTTTGTAATGGTAATACCTGTCTTTATGGTAAGTTGATAATATTATAGAATTTAAGCGTATATTCTCTAATATTTTTTCTATATCGTCACTCCAATCCATTTATATATACTTTTGATAAAAGTATATTTTAAAAGATGGAATTAAGATATTCTTGTTAATACAATTGATACTCTACAAGTTCCTGCCCAAATAGAACCATCACTCGTTCCACCAGTTAAAATAAAACTACAATCACCAGTAGCAAATGGAGAAACTAAAAAAGTATCTGTAAAACTACAATATTTTCCCATAGGCGTTCCTGCTGGGTCATATGTAATAGGCGTTTGAAGACCACCTTGCGTATATCCAAATGCCGAGTTTGTTTCTGAGTAAGCATTAAGAGTATCGGTTACTACATAAGTAAGAATTGCCCTATTATTCATACCATCGCCAGTATAAAACCCTACATCTACTTTCCAATTTGTTCCAGCAGTCATATCATTCAAAACACCAAAATTGAGTATAGTAGATGTAGGACTTCCTAATACAGAAAACGCAAAAGTGCTATAAGTTTGTCTCGGTATAATATTAATGGTATTAAATTGTAAGGTTGAACCGCTCATTAAAATATTACCAGCAGAAGCAGTAGCGTCAATAGTTATATTACCAGTTGAGGTTCTAATAGTATTACCTCCCATATCCAAAGTTTTTAAACAATTTACCTCATTTTGATTTCCGTTTAATTGTAAGAAGTTATTAAATGAACCATTAACAACGCAACCCATTTCAATAGACCCATCTTCTATTCCACCAGTTCCATCTCTAATGGTATGAGTAATTCTTGTATATTCTTGTTTATTTAAGAAACTATCTTCGCCATATACGGATTGTTGAAATAGAACATCACCATTAGTAGGGACAGCACCTTTATCTCTAAAAACTTCCAAAGTAATAGAACTATTATCATTAGTAGTATTCGTAAGGGTTAATATAGGATTAGCAGAACCACCAGTAGTGCTTGATGTTAATTTAAGTGGAGTATCCTTAACTTGTAATGGAGTAGCGTCTAAAGTTTCCATTACAAAAGGTAGAGTATCACCTACAAATTGAATACCAAAATGTTCGCTCGGTTGAGAAGTATCCCCTGCTTGAATACTAATAACTCTTGTAGGATTAGTATCCGCATTTTCTATAAAAAGATTATTATTTACCGCTAATAGTGTAGGATTTAAATTATTAGGAGCAATAGCAGACAAATATGATATTCTTGTAGTAATATCGTCCCAACTTGTAGAAGTAATAGTTGTTCCACTATCATAGGATATTCCAACAGAGTTTAATGTAATTCCATTAGGGGTAGTTAAAACATCTTCTAAAATAGTAATTCCATTCGCACCGCTTCCGTAGGTATTATCACCAGCATTTAAAGTAGAAATCGTAGGAGCGTCCATATAGGTTTCAGGTTGTATTGACATTATATATTATACCTTTATAAAATAAATTAGATTTATAAAAGTATTTCTAAATGATTAAGTTTTGATTATATATCTCATTAAATAATTAGGAACATTACCAGTAATAGGAGTAGTAACAGCAACACCAATAGTAGTATTAAAAGCACTAACTAAATTAGTTCCACCTTTTGCTCCAGTTTGAGTAGTGACTGGCGTCCAAACATTAGCACTTCCGTCACCTGACGCTTTACCCTTATAATAAGTCCAATCACTAATTCCGTTTGCTGTATTAAAAGCAACATAAGGCACTCCACCACCTAAATCAGTAGATGATATTGTTGCTGCTGTAATATTATTATTAGTAACAACAAAATTACCACTTTCAGTAGCGCCGACGGATTGAGTAGCGCCCTTTATAAAATTATTTACCAAGTTAGGAACATTAAAAAAACCACCTGTTCCACCATAAGTATATCCTAATAAAGCAAATAACGCTGGATAAGCAGTTGTTGAAGATTGAGTGCTGTCGCATAGTAAATACCCAGTAGGAACTGAATTACCAGCAAAAGCAACAATAGTTCCAGTAAGGACGCTTGATGTAGCACTACCACTACTAATAGCAGTAATTTTTCCATTACTATCAATCGTCATATTTGTATCCGTATATGTTCCAGCAGGAGCGCCAGTATAAGCGGTATTTTGAGAAGTAGTGGCAAATGATATTGTATTGACAGCATTAATGTTTTGATTATTCATATCAATAGGAAGCAATCCAGCATTATTACCAACAATTAAAACATCTGTAAGTGAATTTGAACTGCCTCCAGTAATAGCAGATTGAACCCAAGCAGTAGTCGGTATTGTTGTTGAACTATCGGTTGATAGTGGAATTACTCCTAATGAAGTAGGCAATTGAGCGTTAGTAAATGAAGCAGACCCTAAAACTTGAATATTTTGTAATGTTTCGCCTCCTTGAGCGGTAGGAAATCGTAAATAATTAGCGTTTAAGTATGCTGTATCAATAGTAGGGTTTGCTCCTTGACCGAAAGCATCATTGTTAAATACTGGGGGCGTATTAGGATTAGGCGGATTTGAAGACGACATATACTATAGATTTAGAAAAGTATTTACAATAATTACCTTTAGTAAAAAGTATAATTTTGCTAAACTTTTTTAAAAGTATATTAATTAGTTTTTGCTATACTTTTTTAAAATGTATATATATAAATAGATGCCTAAAAGTAATAAACCTACTGGAGAGTTAATAAACTGGTATGAAAAAATACCGAAAAAGTTTTTATTAGACCAGCATAATCCTCATTATGATATACATCGTATTAAATTACCTTTTAGAATGCTTATAACTGGAGCATCTGGAAGTGGTAAGACGCAAACATTAATGTCACTAATTTACAATATGCCGAATACATTTGAGAATATATTTATTACAACCAAGAATAAAGATGAACCATTATACAACTATGTTGATGAAAAATATGGAAAACAAGGTGTTAAAATTACCGAAATTGATAAAGATGGATTACCAGATTTAGATAAGTTAGATAAAACCCAACAAAATCTTATTGTATTTGATGACCTTGTAGGTGAGAAAAATCAAAAACCTATGGAGCAATATTTCTTAAGAGCAAGAAAGAAAAATGCCTCAATGATTTACATTACGCAATCTTATTACGCTGTCCCTAAAATGATTAGAAATAACTTGTCGTATTTAATTATTAAACAAATTGCTTCTATGAAAAATCTTACGATGATTTGTAGAGAATATGATTTAGGAGTTGATAAGAAAGCGCTAATACAAATATATAACGAAGCAACTAAAGAGAAAAAGGATTTCCTACTGATTGATTTAGAAGGTGATAAGGAAGAGCGATTTAGGAAGAATTTAGACGAGATATTTGAGATAGAATAAAAGAAAAAATGCTAAAATTATTATAAAAACATAGCGATTTTATAAAAATTTATTTTGTTACATTATATTACAATGTCTAATTTAATGTTAGGAGGGTTTAGAACCGCAAGTGATTACGCTAAAGCGAAGATGACGCAAGACCAACTTATTAAGGTTGCTATAGCAAATGATGCCAATATTGCCAAAGCAAGAAGCGACTTTAGAAAAGGTATAGTTCCAGTTCCAAATAGTATGGAAGATGCTGATAAAGTTGAAATAGAAATGGATATTAACAAACAATATGATATAGGAATTACAAATCTTAAATCTTTAGGTTTCAAAGATACCGATGCTGGAGGTCTTGTAGCAGATTTATCAAGTGACGAATTAATGATGATGAATAGCACTTTTCCAGCAATTAAGAAAGATGTTGAAGCAAGGTTTAATGTTAGAACTATGACCCCTCAATTTTTCTTTCAATATTTAGAAGAGTATTTAGACAATTTACAAGCATCTAAAGGAATTAGCGGAACTACATATCCAAATGATAAGTATAACTTGTTGATTGATACAAGTGAAGATTTAAGACAAATATTACCTTCAAGGGAAGATGTTAATGATATTATTCAAAATGTAGGTAGATTGAGATTAACTAAAAAACAACAAATGTCATTACAACCTCTTATTCAAAGATTACAAATTGTAGAAGAAGCGTTACCCAATGATGAAGAATATGATGCTTTAGATAGTATGAAAAATGAAGATAGCGCCAAAGCATACCGAATGTTTCAAGATATACAAAAAGCAACTGCCAGAATACCTACAAGAGAACAATTCCAAGAGATTAAAGACGCAATAGCAGGTGGAGATGCTACCGCTGGAAGTCGTCTAATTGATTTAATGAGTGGTGTAAATTTAACTGATATGGAAGCATTAAATTCCATATTTAAAGCGTTAGAAGATGAAAAGGTAGAATTTGCCAAAGCACCTCAATTAAACTATGAATATGAAACCAATACTGATATAGGATATTTAGGAATTGTAGGAAGTCAAATTTATATGATTGATGTAGGAAATGGTAGAGTAACTCAATTAACAACCGCAAATAAGAAACAATTAGCGGATAGTTTTCCTCCAAGAAGTGATGCCAAAAGATTAGCAAGTAGAACTCTTACTGAAATTAGAGGATATGTTATTAATAAAGTTAATGAAGAAGCAAAACAACAGCAAAGTAGTATATCAACGAATACTTCCAAACAAACGAAAGGTCGTCCTAAAAAAGAATTAGTTATTGAAGGTGATGATGAAGAATTAGGTGCTGACGCTGGTAAAGTGGCGATGTCTGGTGCTACAACTGCTGGAGGCGAACAAGATTTAGACGCTGCTGTAGTTGAAAGTGGAAGTGGTATTAAAAGATTTAAGAAAATTAAGATTAAGGTAGGAAAAGGTATAGCAGTTGAAGCGCAACCAACATATAAAGAATTAGGAAAATATGCTATTCACTGGGGTCAATTAGTAAATAATGATATTCTAAATGTTAAATACAAGAGTTTAGGTGGAATACCAAAGTTTAAACCAGTTGCTGTTAGCGATGTATTTAAGGATTTTTTAATTGACTTGATGGAAACTGGTAAAGTTAATAAAAGAATATACGACCAAGTCCCAGTAGAAGAGCGTAAGTTATTTGAAAATATAGCAAGTGGCGCTGGTATATCAAGTGCTTTAAAACTACAAAAAACTAAAAGCAATCAAGATGTAGAAGATAATAAGCGTTTTGAAATTCTTAAAGGAGAATATCTTGCTGGTAATAATTCTCCTACATTGATAAGAGAATTAAGGCGATTTATAGTAAGATATATGAATGAAGGAAAAATTACGAAAAATTCTGGACTACAATTATTAATGGAACTATCGGTTTAGGCAAAATATTTTTATAAAAGTATAATATAAATGAGAACGCTTATTCTAAATTCCTCTAATATACTTCCTAACAGCAACAACTCAAAACTCATATATCAGTTCGCAGGTGGAGGTGTTAATCTTAAAAAGGGGCAAAAGGTCGCTTTAGCGTCAGTCCAGATGTATTATTCTGTATTTAACATTACTGCCGCTCAAGGTAATAATGTATTTAACTATACTTGGTTTGATGGAACAAATGTTGTTGTTACTATTCCAGATGGGTTTTATGACGCAGATGGTCTTAATAATTATTTAAGATTTACTATGTTGGCGAATAATCACTACCTTACTACAATTGCTACTGGCGAGATTGTATATTTCTTATCAATATCTACAAACGCTACTTATTACTCTATTCAGTTGGATTGTTTTATAATGAATACTACATTGTTTCCAGCAGCGACCTATGCTCTTCCAGCAGGAGCAACTTGGGTAGTCCCTACTGGTGCTGATAGTCCTTGTCCTATGTTTCAAATACTTAACAATGGATTTCAATATGTAGTTGGTTTTGCTGTAGGTTTTTATCCTCAAGGTAATCCTCAACCTCCTAATCCTCCAGCGGTAGTGCCTTATGGAACTACTACTTATGGCGCTGCTCCTACCTATATTCAAGCACCAGCATATACTACTAATCAAGCATTCATTTCAAAAGATAGCGGTTTAGTGCCTCAAATAACACCCTTGTCTTCCTTTATTCTTACTTGTAGTTTAGTAAATAACAACTACGCTGTTCCTAATAACTTGCTGTATTCATTTGCGCCAGAGGGAACATTCGGTAGTCAATTTACTATAGCGCCTAATCAGTATGTTTTCATTGATGCTAACGAAGGTCAATATGATAAGTTTTTGCTTTCATTTACAGACCAGAATGGTTTTCCAGTTGCTATTCAAGACCCTAACTATGTTATTATGATTATTATTAGTGACCCTAAAGAAAATACTGGACTTTAGGAAATGTTGCGCCAAATTTTTTATAAAGGTATAATATAATGTATATCCATAAGTTAGGCAAGACTACAAGTGGTTTAGGCGGTCGTATGACAATGAATAGAGGCAAAGCAGTAAGTGGAACTGGAAATATGATTGCTCGTCATCATAAGAGAACTATGGGAACAAGTATGAAACCAGAGATTTTTGAGGGTGGTAAAATTGTTAGAGGAAGCGAAGCATTAAGGCAATTAAAAGTATCTCAATCAAGAATGCCTAAAAAGTATGTATCTTTTGAATAGTTCCATCTTTGTAAAGATGGAGGCAAACTATTTAGGGATTTTGCTATACTTTTCTTAAAAGTATATTTAGGGGTAATTTATAATTTTATTTTGTTAGATAATATTATAATGGATAATCTTGTTTTTGAAGAGAGCATCAATAGCGAACTTTCGCAGAGTGAATTTATTGATAAACAATGGTTGTATATCAACGACAACAATAACGGCAGTTATTCTTCCCAGATTATTTTGGATACTACACCTCTATCTAACTCTGGAGGGTATATTAATTGGAGTGAGGCGTTTATGGCGATACCTTTAGTATTTCAAGTAGAAAATTCTACAGCAACTACTGGTGTTCCTCCTAATCCTATAGACGCTACTACTAATTGCGACTGGGTTTTTGCTATGAAAAATGGTTATTGGCATATTCTACATTCTTTAACTTGCGAATTCAATAATGGAAACATTATTCAGCAAGTGCCTTTTTTGAATGTTTTTTGTTCCTTTAAGAATATGACCTCTTGGTCTCAAGGTGACGTAAAGAATTGGGGTAGTGTATGCGGTTTTGCTCCAGATAGTAGTAGGTCTTGGGTTTATAATACGGCAGTCAATTCTGCTACTAATATGTTGAGTGCTAACGGAACTGGTCTCTGTAATAACAGAGTTGCTCCTTATTTGCCAGTGGTTCAAGTATCTTCTGCCGCTACTGCTTTAAATCAAGCAATCCCCCTTACTCAATGCTCGGTTGGGTCAAGTGACTATAGACTTTGGTCTAATGAAGGTCTCCGTCAGCGTATGGCATACCTTAATTATTCATTGTCATTACCAGCAGATGGTCTTAATGTTTTTAATAATAAACAATCTGCTCTTTTAGGTAGTATTATTGCCGCACCCCAGCAAACCTTTTTGACATATGTTGATAGTGTCTCATATGCTAACTCAAGAGCAGTTGTATTTGACGCTGTTATTCGTCTTAAAGATGTTGCTGACTTTTTCCAGAAGTGTCCTTTATTGAAGGGTGCTACTATGAGAATTGCTTTGAATACTAATCAATGTTTCGCTACCATCGGTGCTGCCCCAGCAGATTATGTCGCCGCTACTGGTCTTTTAGCGTCCCCAGCATCATTGTCTTTACAAACTGCCCCTACTATTTTAGGCGGTGGTTCTACTTGTCCTTTTATGATTTCGTCTGCCGATTTAGGTCAAGGTCTCGCCCAGCAATCTACTACTACTATTACGCCAGTAAGCATTGGTCTTGCTCCTCCTACTACTACAAATACAACTGCTCCTACAACATTTAAAGTCGCTTTGTCTATTGTTAAAACGCAGTTCAAAGGTGGTAACTTTATGGCAAATGACTATACTGCTCCTATTTCATCAGTTAGATTGTATGCTCCTTGTTACACTATGTCTCCTATTGCCGAGCAAAGATATTTGTCTCTTGCTCCTACAAAGAAGGTTGTATATAACGATATTTTCCAGTATCAGTTTAATCTTGGCACTCAATCTAACTTTAACTTGTTAGTATCTAACGGCATTACAAATGTTAGAGGTGTTGTAGTTATCCCTTTCCTTGACGCAGATAGTAACGGAACTGCTGGAGGTGCTGGAGCGTATGCTGGTGCTGTTACAACAAATACTCTTCTATCTCCTTTTGCTACATCAGGTGCTACTCCAGACCCCATTTCTATTACTAATTTCAATATTCAAGTTAGCGGTAAAAATCTTTTCTTACAGCAACTTCAATATACATACGAGCAATTTTACGAGCAACTTGTATCGTCTAATCAGTTGAACGGAAGTCTTACTACTTCTCTTGCCTCTGGTCTCATTGGTAAGGAAGACTTTGAGTTCCTATACAGATACTATTATGGTAATGTCTCAAGGTCTCTTCCCAGTGAAGATGGTGTTGCTAAATCAATCCAGATTTTAGGTAGTGTAGTTCAACCTTCAACTGCTGTTAAGGTTACTCTAATGGTTTTCGTAGAGTTTGAAAGAGAAATTACTATTGATGTTAGAACTGGAGCAAGAATTGCTTAAAATTTTTGAAAAATATTTAAACCGAGATAATGCGAGATTTCCTATTGTTATCTCAACATTTAAGAGGGTTTATTTAGGAGTAAATTTATAATTTTATTTTGTTAATTAATATTATAAATGAGCGTTCCTTGTAATTGTATGATGACTGGAGGTCAAATAAGAAGTATGAGAAGTGGTAAAGCGGTTCAATTGAAACCCAGTCAATTTAGGAGTGATGGAGACCATATGTTAATGTTGTCTCCTATGACTGCTAAAAAAGTAAGTAGAGCAGTTGGTGGTAACAAAGGAATTAGAATTGCCTTGAAAGGCGACGAGTATGCTATGGATAATAAGAGTGGTGAAGGTATCTTTGGAAAGCAATTTGACCGCTTTGTTAAGAAGACCATTGGTAAGAAAGCAACTAAATCGTTATACGGCGTTGCTGATAAAGCATTGAAACCTCTTGTCAATAAAGGTTTAGACGCTGCTGCTATGGCGGCAATGGCGTATGCTCCAGCGGCAGCACCAGCAATTATGGCGGCAAAGAGAGTAGCAAAAGGTTACATTGATAAACCTTCTGCCTATCAAGCAGACCCAGCAAAAATGATTATGAAAGATGCCGATGTTGGTATGATTGCTAAAGATGTAATGAAAGGGCAAGGTATTTTTGGTAAGCAATTTGATAGATTTGTTAAGAAGACAATTGGTAAGAAAGCAACGAAAACTATTTACAAAGCATTAGATAAGTCTGCGAAACCTCTTGTTAATAAGGGTTTAGACCTTGCCGAGAAGGCAGCGTTAGCGTATGCTCCAGAGGCAGCACCAGCAATAGCGGCAGCAAAGAGAGTTGCGAAAGGATATGTTGATGACCCCAGCGGTTATCAAAAAGACCCTACAGGTAAAGCAATGAAAGATGCCGACTTGGCGAAGGTAGGTATGGATATTGCGAAAGAACAATTAGGAGGTATGGTAAGACAAAGAGGAGGCGCTTTAGCAGTTATGACTAAACGAAGAGGTCATAGAATTATGAGCGGTAGGGGTATGTATGGCGCTGGTTTTACTCCAGCAGGAAGCGGTGTATCTACTGCTCCAGATGAAATGACCTTATCTCCTTTTGCCAGAAAGAATAGTCCTCAAATGTCACCCTTTATTGCTCCTTCAGGATATCAAACATTTAATAGAATTTCTGGAGGAGGATTTAAACCAGCAGGTTCATATTAGATATTAGAATATTAATATATATTAAATAAAAATGATTTAAAAACAATATTTAATATATAATTATAATGAATAGCAGATTAGACAAAGCATACGAAGAGATGGGAAGAATGAATGAAAATCAATATAAACCTATTATTAAAAAATTAAGAGGCGATGTTATGAAAACAGAATACAAATATTGTAGAGTTGATTTTGTAGGAGTTGATTACGCTGGTGAATTAAAAAGTAGAGATGCCAGTATTCTTGATTATGGTAATGAAACTATGATTGGATTTAATAAGTTAGAAGAAGGTTGGAAGAAATTAGAATGGTATAGAGACCATATACCTCAATATAAAGTTTATCTATGGTTTGCGTTTAAGGAAGGATTATACGAATGGGAACTAAATGAAGAAAATTATAAGTTGAATGGCGGAGATATTCAAAAGCGTATGGGCGGAACAAGTAAAAGAGGTAAAGCAGATTACAAACTTCATTACTATATTAAAAAAGAATTCTTAACAAAAATAGATGATACTCCAGTTTGGATACACCCTTTGGTAGCGGAAAATAACAGACCTTATAAATCGTCTATTCCAGAAGGTGTATGTTTCCTACTAAACAAGAAAAATCCTTCATACAAGAGCATTAACTCAAGCGAAGCGATAATACTTTAAAAAAGTATGAAGCAAAGAAAAAGTATAATTTGGTTATACCTTTTCTAAAGGTATAGTATAATATGAGTATTACAAATATACAAATTATAGACTTTGCTAAAACTCTAAAATTAGATATAGTAGGTGTATTTAGCAAAGATAGATTACCCTTTAAAAAAAAGATAGGGTCATACTATGTCAATTTACAAAATGCCGATGATGGCGGAGGAACTCATTGGGTTATGTTTAAGATATTTAAAAATCATAAAGTTATTTACTTTGATAGTTATGGTATGCCGATGCCGAAACAAGTTAAAGAATGGTTAAAACCTTTTGGGTTAATTGGAATTAATAACCGACAAATACAAGACATTAAAAGCGACCTATGCGGTTATTATTCTTTAGCAGCGGACTACTATATGTCTTATGATTGTAAAAAGAAAGATGTATTTGAATGCTATGATGATTTTCTTAATATTTGGAGTATTGATACTTTAGGAAATGATAAAATCTTAAAAGAATATCTATCAATCATATAAACTTTTAAGAAAAGTTTAGCAAAATATTATAAAAGTATATAGAAATGGATAGAGTTACTAAAAATCTAAATAGATTGAATGCTTTAGAGAAAATGATTATTGATGAACCAGAGAATGATGGCGCTTTACTTTGTTTTATTTGTAGCGTATTGGACTTAATACAAGATGTAGATTTTCTTACTCAAAAGGGTAATCTAATGATACAACTTGACATTACTGAAGATTTAATGTTAGTTGATAAGTCACCGAAGTCACTAACAAGGGCATCTTTGTATTTAACCATTGCTTTTGTAGCGTCTAATTTATTTAGCGGATTTGTAGAGTGTATGGAGATGGATAAATTCAAGTCTATTCTTCCAGAAGACTTTAAGAGTTGTATTATGTCAAAAGTTGATAGAGTTAAAAAACTTAATGAAGTGGCAGACAATTTCTTAAAGATAAACTTAACTAAACTTCCAGAGAAGTATGCTGTTGTTTATTGGACTGAAAAGATGGGTTGCTTTACTAAAGATGTATTTGGTAGTAGGGATAAATTAGAGTTAAAGAGTGAGGTTGATGAAATATATAAGAAGGGACAAGAAATTAAAGTAAATATATAAAAAGGATATAAAGATATTTATATATTGATATATAACTAATGGCAGAGCAAAAAACTAAATATTATAATGAAGCGGTTAAGAAAGCGATTGACAAGTATAGAAGTAAAAACCCAGAGAAATATAAGGAACAGCAAAGAGAGTATTACGCTGAAGCGAAGGAAGACCCAGTATGGAAAGATAAGTTCAATGAGCGATGTAGGGAAAACAACCAGCGATACCGAGAAAAGATGAGACTAAAGAACCCACCTAAATCTGTAGGGCGACCGAGAAAGGAATATGCCCCTATAAGTGTCGCCTCCATTTTGCTCTAAAATAAAATTTCATTTTTGCCCTAATTTAAAAAAATGAAATTGAAAAAAAAATTGAATTGAAAAAAACAATTTGAAAAAAAAGGATTTAAAGACAATTCGCATATCTAATATATAGAATGGAAAAAACGCCGAAAACAAAATCTAACACTAATATAACAATGCCTCCTAAAAAGAAAACTGATTTAGAAAAAGCATTCTCTTATTACAAGGTAGGTGAGAAGAGCATACCATCAATAGCAACTCAACTACGCATCAAGGTTGGTAATATGAAGGTTACAAAAAAAGACGGAACATCATATACAAGGCAAGTGAAACCCAGTGACAATCCTAATTCTTATTATGCCATCAAAGTTAAAGATGAGATAGTGAAACGCTGGAAGACTGCTACGCAAGAGTATATCAAAAACTATAAGATGTTTTTCAGGAGGTATGACAAAGATAGAAAGCAATGGCGAGATGTATATAAGACATTTTCAGTCAAGGCAACAAAGGATAATCTTGATGACTATACGGAGTTGCGCTTTCAAGGTCTAATGGCAGAACTAATGGAAAACTATCCAGATATTGATGAGGCAACTTTCAGTATGGAAGTGGTAGGCGAAGGAATACCTATACAAAAGGCAGACGGAATAGATGCTAAAACTGGAGTGATATATACTTCAGTTAAAGGCGGTCAAAGAAAAGTCGGTCGTAGTAATGGTAAGGCAATGCTTAAAATGAGATTTACTGAAATGCGTATTGGTAAGGAAGAACAAGTATGGGATACTAAAAGAGGTCGTTGCGTTATTGACTACTTGTTATGGAAATATAAAGATGTAAGTGGTTTCAAGAAAGCGTTAGGTAAAACAGAAATTATAAATTTTAAAGGCATTGAATGTAGCGTAAGTGAAGCATACTTAAACGAGTTGTTGCGTAATGATAGTTACGATGACCCTTTGAAAATAGGAGTTTCAGTATATGACTTGGAAAATTTCTGCGACGAATATGGAGTGCCTATGTATGCGTTTGATGTAAAAGGTGCTATGATTGAATATTATAAACCAGCGAAAGAAGGTAAGGGAGAACCTCTAATATTCACTTGCTATGGAGAACATTTCTATCCTATTACAGACAAGTATGAAAGAAAAATTAAAGTTGGTAAGTCTGTCTATGACGGCAATAAACCAGTTTCAGCGGACGAAGAAATTATAGGCGCTGGTAAAGGAACAAGAAAGGTAAAAGAAATAATATGTCCTACAGAAGAAGAATGGGAAGACCATAAGGAAGATATTAGGATACAAAAGGAAACCTCTAAAGCATTAGGTGATTTTATTAAAACCCATAATGTTCCCAGAGGCGCAACGGAGCATTGGTTTAAGGATAAACTATTATACAATACTTACGAGAAACTCAAGAGGGAAACAAAAGATAGAGTGGAGAATAACTTTCAAAACTTGTTTGTATTGGATTACCTAATAAAAAATGATATGGAAGTGCCGTATCCTATTACAGAAAAAAGTTTAGTCATTGAAGACAATACCATACAGAAATTAGAATACGATGATAAAATCATCTTGACAAGACCAGTAGATAATCGTATGAAAAAATATATGGAGGGCAATGAGAAACAATATCAAGGAGAAACCTTTGTATATGCTATGAATGATATATGGAAACAATTATATCCTTTTGAATTGACTAAAGCACCCTTTCTATCCAGTCCTAATGACAATGTATTTCAAGCGCTAAATGCCGAGAATGTAAAGCATAGAACTCATATGGGAAGAATGACCGATGAGTATGATGGAGATACAATTAAACAAATGCTACTTGATGGCAAGGCAATAATGGTTGATATTAAAAGATGTTACGCCGATTGTATCTATACGCAACGAGAAGAATTTATAAGATTTACTGGACGAGAAAGAGTTGATAAGTATGACGGCGACCCTTTAACTATTGGATTATACTTTGTTGAAACAGATGACAACTTATTATTCCATAAGTCAAATTGGTATAGCAGAAAGATAATAGAAAAAGCATTAAAAGAAAAACTTAAGTTTAGAATTACTCATCAAATAAGATGTATAGACGACAAATGGTCTAACTGGTTCAAGATGCCTCATATTACAGATGACTTACTGAAACGAGATGAAACCATACGAGATGAAATTATACCTACGCCAGAAACTCATAGGCACTTGGATATGAAATGCTTGTTTAAAGAATATTGCGATGCCGTTATAGAGCAGACAGAACAAGATAAGGACTTCTCATTAACAAAACAAATAATAAATTCTCTTACAGGTTATCTTGGAAAGGTTAATTTCAAAACTAAAATGGTAGGTCTATCAAATAGTATTGATGAGGTATGGACTGACTTTATTGTTCCAGAGGCGCAAAGTCATAGCGATATAGATATGTTTGTAAATCCCATCTCTAAAGACGATAAAACATTATACTTGTTTGGTTACAATTCATTTCAATTCAACCTTACTAATGGTTTGCCGATGTATATACAAGTTTTAGATTGGAGTAATATGGCGCTGTATGACCTTATGAAAAACATTGGAGGAACTCCAGTTTATAGAAAGACTGATATGGTTGTAAGTGTAGGCGGAAAACTTGACGAGAAGTATATAGCAGACGCTAATGGAATTTATCAAGATACTTTTGGAACATACTATCAAGACGACGATATGGAAAAGATACAAGGACTATCATTTCACTTTAAAGAATTAGGAGATGAACGACGAGTATTGAAACCAGTAGTTGATAATGAATGGAAATTCAACGCTACCTTTACAAGTAGCAGTCAATGGAAAGAAATAGTTGAATACGCAATTGCTAATGGAGGACTTTGTATTAGAGGTAGAGCAGGAACTGGTAAAAGTTATATCATTGAAAAAGGCGTAGAGGCAAAAATGCTACCAGAGAGTGAAGCAACAAGATTAGCATTTACTAACAGAGCGTCAAGAAATATTAATGGAACAACAATTCATAAGGCATTGGCAATCAATAAGGAAGGCAAGACTAATAATAAAACTATGGAAGGTCAAAAGAAACATAAGATATTTGTAGTAGATGAGATGAGTATGAATAACGCTTTCCTTTGGAATAAACTAATGCTTCTTAAAAAGAAAACTAACGCTACCTTTATTGTATTAGGAGACCATCGCCAGTGTCCGCCTATTGAAGATGGCGTTGAAGTAGATTACTTTAACCACCCTTATACAAAGCATCTATGTAACTTTAACTTGATTGAACTAACCGAACCTCAAAGATACGACTTGGAGTTATGGCAATGGTTGGAGGAATACTATGAAGATGGTATAGAGGGAGATGCTATCATCAAAAAAAAATTAGAAATTAACGATATCTTGTATAGAAAGAATATTTGCTTTTACAATAAGACAAGGAAAGACATTAATGAAATCTGTATGGGAATGTTGAAACGAGATAAGACCTTTGTAGTATTGGATTATAAAGGAACTGATGATAAGCAACAACTGGCATTCATTTATAAGGGTTTGCCTCTAATGGCGATTACAAATAATAAAGAGTTAGAGACCATCAATAGCGAGGAGTTTTGGATTGAGGACTTTTCAGTAAGCAATGAAACTATTACAATGTATAGAGACGAAGATGAGAGCGATAAGATAACAATTGAGTTTAAACTATTCCATAAAAACTTTGTAGTCAATTACGCTTCAACTACGCATAAAAGTCAAGGAGCAACTATCAATAAAGGTATAAATATTTGGGACTGGAATAAGTTGAGTGAGGATAGAAGGTTAGGATATACTGCGGTGT